AGCAAACAGAAGTCGCCCCAGCGGATGGCATTCTGCAAGCTCATCATTAGTGAAAAAGCCTGGTTTGATATTTCTGGATCTGGCCATTTAAAACTCCACAGGTTGTGTCGGGCCGTAAATGCCCTGGGACGCACGCTCAGCCCGAAAAGACTCATATTCTTCTCTGTGCTTCCTGAGTTCCTGTTCATCAGCTGGCTCAATGGCGTACGCATTCGAGTCATACATGGCAATGACGACGCCGTGTTTTTTTCTGATGTTCAAAACGGTATCTGCGCCGATGCGGATCAGCCGCTCAGCCGCCGCTAATTTGTCACCAAAGACGCTTATGCCAATGTCATCGAAGAGACTATTGACGTTGAGCTTCCCAAGGGTTTCGAAAGTGATGAAGTCGTTATAAACAGCGATGCTTTCAACGGACTCCCCTACTTGCGCTTCACAGCTCTGAGAGCAGGCGTGAATGATTTCCCCTAAAGAAAGCTCGAAAAATTCTCTGGAATCATTTACGCGCCACTCAGATAAAACCTCATGGACTTCTTTTTCTGATTCCAGTGGGGAATGGGTATAAAAAGCAGCTTCAATTTTAAAAGGCGCCGGAACGCCAGTTGCGGACGACAGCTCCCTAGCCCGAACTTCTGGGCTTGTCGTTGTCATGCCGACTTTGTAGATCCCCGGCATGCATGGGTTACTTAAGACATAGACCCACCCTTCCATCCTGAATTGCTGAGGGACTTCCATAGTCGTCATTACGCCGACTTGCTTTGTAATGGCATCAAGATGCATAATTACTCCTGTGAATTGATCCAGTTAATTCGCGAAGAAAGCCGTTAGTGTTTGCCCACTGCGGCTTTCGCCTTTTAGGCACTTCATCAGTCCCACCCAAGCGGGCCAGGCCGCTTACGCTCAGCGCGTAATCCGATATCTGCCAGCGTTTCTACCGACTGCAGGTAATGCCTGGAAACCACTACCGCTTCAGGCGGCACAACCTGCAGACCAAGCACGGACAACTCTTTTGCTATGTCAGCGAAATGCCCTTCCCCCTTTCTGCGACTGACTGTTGATTCACTGATACCCAATATCTCCGCGTAAGCCTTCTGCCCGATGGATGAAAGGCGGTTGAGTAAAACCCCTTCCAGCTCAATCGGGTTGAGGATCGGCGGTTCTAAGTTGCGGGCTATTGCGCTTTGCATTTGTGATATTTCCTGTTGTTAAGCCGCGGAACATCGCGGACGTGAAAAAACAAGGCTCTCTTTGGAAACGGGTTGGTAATGGCTAAACCCTTTGGTGGCCTCTTCTATTGCCTCTGCCTTCTCAGGCGATGCCCGACGATTTCCATAGGCGATTTGATCCAGATAACCAACGGTTGTGTTTGCCAGTTTTGCCAACTGGGCCCACTCGCCTGTGCTGGCATCTTTTCGCCAGCGTAAAAGTTCATTACTCATGGGACCTCCCCGTGACTTATTTAAAATGGAGTTTAGCGTTATGCTAAATACTAAGCAAGAAAGATTTAGCAATTTGCATATTTATCATTCTGCTAAAAATGACAAAAATGAGCAGATGGAAAGTAAAGAGATTAGAAAAGCGAATCTGGAGAACTTGATCGAACAGCAGCGTGTAGATGTGGGCCTGAACAAGGCTCAATTTGCAGAACTTATCGATACAAGCCCAGCAGCGCTGAGTCAGCTGATAGGTGAAAAACCTCATAGAAACATCGGCGATAAAATGGCTCGTAAAATTGAATCTGCACTCAATCTGCCTTTCGGCTGGATGGATACGTTGCATGCCAAAGAGAACCACACGAACGTAACATTCAGATCAGTAAATACCCCTCAGGGGAGCTACCCTGTGATCAGTTGGGTTAGTGCCGGACAGTGGATGGAAGCTGTGGAGCCTTATCACCGAAGAGCGATAGATCGCTGGTATGAAACAACCGTCGAATGCTCTGACGACTCATTCTGGTTAGATGTCCACGGCGATTCGATGACATCCCCTGTCGGCCTTAGCATTCCTGAAGGCGCTGCTATTCTGGTTGATCCTGAAGTAGAGCCTATTAACGGGAAATTGGTTGTGGCCAAGCTGGAAGGCGATAATGAAGCCACTTTCAAAAAGTTAGTAATTGATGCTGGAAGGCGCTTCCTGAAGCCCTTAAACCCACAGTATCCGATGATTGAAATCAACGGAAACTGTAGGATTGTAGGGGTTGTAGTCGATGCTAAGATATTGAATATTCCCTGATAATACCCCTTTAACAAACCCGCTCCGGCGGGTTTTTTTATGCCTAAAAACTCCCCATTACACCTCATCCAAAAATTAAACCCTAAGTAAATCAAAACGCTAAATACCACATAGCGATAATTTAGCATTTTGCTATTGCCATTTATTTAGCATCGCGCTAAATTTACTCAATCCAAACAACACCGGCAACGCCGGGGTGAAGTCAAAACGTCCCGTTAGCCGCGATAAGGCAAAGGTGAAGAGATGATCCGCGAACAAGACAAACGCGCATGGCGTAATTTTTGGTTAAAGGTCGTTCCGTTTTTGGTTGCTGTCCTTTTTTTTAGCTTCGCATGCTGGGGTGTCGCATGAGCAAACAAGGCATTCGTTCACTGATTTACTGCCTGCTGGTCTGCGGCGTTATCTGGGCAGCGGCGATTATCAAAATTCTGCACGTTACGGGGGTGTTCAATGGCTAAAGCAATTCCTAACAGCGGACGCGCCGTGATGATGCGCAATAACCGCACCGGAGCCGCCTGGCTTGTCAGCTTCGACTACCGTGACGGCAGCTACTGGCACGAGCCACAAGGCAATTTGCGCCACATTCGCCGGCCATACGCATCACGAAGCGTCGAGCCAAACCTGGTACCAGCCGGGACGCATTAACCAGCGCATATCAGCGCGCGAATTTAACTGAGCTATCAGGCAGCTATTACGGTGCCGGGATTCTTACAACCTTTTGGAGGGTTAAACCATGCAACCATTACCACGCTTAACCGCCGATCGCCTAGCCGTTCTGCCGGCCGGTACCCGCCTGAAAATGGGCGGACACATCGTGAAGTTTGTCGGTCTCGGGTCATTTACAAACGCAGCTGGCGTCACTCAGTCCATGGTCGATTATGTCGACTCCCGCGGCGTCCAGGGCAGCTTTGAGGAAAAGATTTTCCTCTCCACAGCCACCGAACACCTGAATGCGGTTCAGTGCGAACACTGCTTCGCTCTGCGCCATCCGAAGGACTGCGTTGTCCGCTCCATCACCAACTATATGACCACCCGGCAAGCGCATTTCTGCGACGACAGAGGGTGCGCTGAGAAATATTTCATCAAACACCCGGGGCGCCAGAAAGCTGGCCGGAGAACGAAATGGTAAGCCAGACCGCAATGCTGGCGCTGGCCATGGTGATTATCGCCTATGACCTGCAGCCGGAAGACCTCGAACAGGCCGCCAACCAGCTGGCCGAATATGACGCAGTAACCGACGCAAACACGGAGATGAAAAATGTTGCGCGTGATTGATACCGAAACAACCAACTTTGAAGGCGGCATTGTGGAAATCGCCAGCGTCGACATTGAAAGCGGAGCGATCTGCAACCCGATGAGCGATTTTGTCCGCCCTCCGGAAGCGATTGGTTTTGAGGCTATGGCCATTCACCACATCACCGAAGACATGGTGGCCGACGCTCCGCTCATCAGCGAGGTGATCGGTCGCTACCTGGGTGCAAACGTTTATGTGGCTCATAACGCCGCATTCGACAAGGGCAAGCTGCCACAGATTGATGCTCCATGGATTTGCACGCTGAAGCTGGCGCGGAAGCTTTATCCGGAGTTTGAAAGTCACGGAAACCAGTACCTGCGTTACCGCCTTGGGTTGAAGCCGACCCTGCCGGAAGGGCTCTATGCGCACCGCGCGCTGTATGACTGCTATGTCACTGCGGAGCTGTTGATGTACATGGGACGCGAGGCGCAGTGGACGATCCGCGAGATGCGAGAGATATCGGCAAGCCCTTCGCTTCTCTACCGGATGCGTTTCGGTAAGCACAAGGGGAAAACCTTTGAGGAGGTTGCCACCGAGGATAAGGGCTATCTCCGCTGGCTTCTCGGGACCGATCTGGACGAAGACATGGAATTCACCGTTAAACACTGGCTGAAAGGAGCCTGATATGGGAACGCCTGTACTCATCCTGGGTGATAGCGGCGCCGGCAAGTCATACAGCCTGCGCAACTTCACGCCTGACGAAGTGATTTTACTGCAATGCATTCCGAAGATGCTGCCATTCCGCGCTACCGGCTGGAAGCTCAACGGGAAAGAGTTGCCGGATGGCTCTGTGCAGCGTGGAAACATCATCCGGTTTGATGCCTGGGATGCGGTGCTGGACTCCATTAACCGCATGGTGCTTTCGAAGACCAGACGCGTACTGGTTATCGACGATTTCCAGGTAGTCATGCAGCACGAAAACATGATGCGCGCATATCAGACCGGGTATCAGAAGTTTACGGAAATGGCCGATCACGTGTGGCAAATCATTATGGCCGCCACCCGTCTGCCGGACGACTTCCGGGTTTACTTCCTGGCTCACACCGAAGAGTCGGACGGGAAAATCCGGATGAAAACCACCGGCAAGATGTTGAACGAAAAGCTTACCCCTGAGGGCTATTTCTCCATCGTCCTGAGGGCCATCAAGAAAGACGGGAAACACGTTTTTTTGATTAAGGGTGACGACAACGACACCGCCAAAGCGCCGCCGGACCTGTTCCCGGGGCTAACCGAAATGGATAACGACCTTAAAGCCGTTGACGTCGCTATCACTGAATTTATGACCGAATTATAAGGATCACAACTATGAACCAGCCAATGTCTTTTGTATGGAATACCGAAGCCGCCAGCCTGGCGAAGAAAGCAGGCGCCACTGGCGGAATTAGCGAAACCGGCGCTTACGAGGGATTCATTACCTCAGCCATTTATACCTTCGGTAAGGATGGCAGTCAGTCACAGGCGCTTGAGCTGAGCCTCGACAGTGACGGTGCCAAAGCCAACTACCTGCGCATCAACTACATCGGGAAAGATGGGCAACAAACTTTTGGCATGGGATTGATCTCCGCCCTTCTCTGGGCTGCCCAGGTTAAGAGCGCTCAGCCAGAACAGGTGCAAACTGAAAATGGTGTTGAGTGGCATTGTCCGGCACTGGTCGGCAAGAAAGTTGGCCTGTTCCTGCAGAAAGTCCTGTACACCAAAGGCGATGGAACTGACGGTTATAAATTCGAAGTCCGCCACGTTTTCCAGCCTGGCTCGCGTCGCACTTATGCCGAATACAGCGAAAACGAAGCGGCAACCGCTATCGCTGCCCTGGAAAAGTCGATGAAAGATAAAGACGATCGCGTCCAGGGTAATCCTCAGTTTTCCGGCGGTGGTCGCCAGCAGGCTGGCGCTAACCCTTACGCGCAGAACCCTAATGCAGTACCACATTCCCGGCTTCAGCAGGCTGCTAATCAGCACGCTCAGAACATCCAGAATCCGCCGGACTTTGACGACGACATTCCCTTTTGACGGGGTCGAGCATGAAGCACGCTCAGGACGATATCAGGGTTGGCGCGGTGCGCCTTCCCTTTCTGAAAGAAGTGAAAGGCTGGCTTATGCCATGGGGTGAAGTGATCAGTAACCCTTTAAAGGCTCAGCGGCTGGCTGAAGAGCTCGATACGAATGAAGAGCTGAACACGAAAAGAGGTGCGCAATGAATGATGGCTATGTCAGCGAACTTGAAATGGGTAAATGCGGAGAATATTACGCAATTTTCAAACTCGCAAAACAGGGGTTTGTTTGCTTCCCGTCGGATCAGGGACTGCCATACGACATAGTTGTTGAGGCAAATGGCGATCTACTTAAAGGCCAGGTGCGCTCAACACTAAAAATGCGCGACTACGGCAAGTCAAAAAGCGTCTATCGGTTCGGCATGAGGACCGGAAAGGGTAACGGCCGAGCTACACCGATGAATTGGAGTGACTTTTATGCTTTTGTCGTGATCGAAGAAGAAAAAATCGCATTCATGACTACGACGGAATTAGCGAGTGCTAAAAATCCCGGCGCCCTCATTCAAACAATGGAGTTCAGGTCTGCCAGTGGCATTTATCCTGGTCGGATTTATTCAAACGGCACACAGAGAATGCTCGATTACTCACGAAATATTGAGAGTTATGAAGATTTTAACCGTGTTGCTTCTCTGATCGGAGATAAAAAATGCCGAATCAAAAATACAGCTTAATCATGGCTGACCCGGCCTGGTCTTACGGGAACACGATCAGCAACGGTGCCGCTGTCGACCACTACCCCACCATGAGCTTGCTCGATATGAAGCGGCTCCCGGTATGGGAACTCGCAGCGGATAACGCTGTGCTGGCGATGTGGTACACCGGCACCCACAACCAGGAGGCGATCGAGCTGGCCGAGAGCTGGGGTTTTACGGTGCGCACGATGAAGGGCTTCACCTGGGTGAAGTTGAATCAGTTGGCCGAACTACGCATTACCAAGGCTCTGGCAGAGGGCGATGTGACCGACTTTTACGACTTCCTCGACCTGCTGAATGCAGAGACGCGCATGAACGGTGGCAACCACACCCGCGCCAATACCGAAGACGTGCTGATCGCCACCCGTGGCGCCGGACTGGAACGCAAACACGCCGGCATTAAGCAGGTGGTCTACAGCCCGCTCGGCGCGCACAGCGAGAAACCGTGGGAAGTTCGCCACCGTCTGGAACTACTTTACGGCGATGTGCCGCGGATTGAGCTTTTCAGCCGCAGCGCTGCGCCAGGCTGGAGCCACTGGGGTAACCAGTGCGCCACCGCTTCCGTTGAGCTGATACCCGGCTGCGCCATCGACGTTGTTAAGACGGAGGCAGCATGAGCAAAGGAACCATTATCTGTCTGTGCGATATCACTGGCGTCATGGCTGAGCCATGGGTCGAAGCAGGTTATCGCGCCGTCCTGGTGGACCCGCAGCACCCTGAAACTTCGATCGACGGTCCTGTTGAGCGCATAT